AACGGGAGTATTGTTGTATTCATTACGTCCGAAATCACAAACACAAACCTGTCGTCGTCCACTCCTCCGCCTACAATAGTGGTTTGTTTAATTTCTGTCGGGGATATAAAGAGAAAATCTGCCATATCTTATGCGTTATGTGGTTTAATAGAGACTATACTCTCGTTTGTTGGTACTTTATACCCTTTGCGGCGTGCCTCTGACGTGCTAATAGTTTTAGCTAGTGGACTATTTACATCTAAACTGCTGCCGTTTTTTAGGTATATCTCTCTTTGCCATTTATGACGACAAGTTCCTTGCGGAAATTTCTCGGACATTCTACCTCCGCCTTTATATAACCAAATGCTGTAGCTATTTGTACCACCTAGTCCAAAGCCGTCGTTTATTCCTGCCTTATTCATTTGCAAAATATCCTCTTTTCGATATAGCTTATTAGCTTGCACCATTTTTCTGCAAAATTCTCTTTGCGGAGATTTGTTGCCTACATATCTGTAGCGTATTGCTATGTTTTTACTATCCTGCGCACTCTTTGAGTTAGGTCTAGCCGTTCCTGTAGACGTTGCAAATTCTACCAAATCGTACAAATCGCCGTCTGTATCATAATCTACCTCCGCACTACTTAGCATCGTCCACTCTGAGACGTCTAGGGTTTCGCCTAAAGCGATTAAACTATCTGCTAACTCTGTAGGCGCTCCCTCACTCATGCAAACGTGAGAGCTTAACTCTGCGGTTTCCTCTGGTTTACCTAGCAAAGCCTCAGATACTGACCTAGTAAACCCGTATATCTCCATTAAGATAGTGATAGCACTATCAAAATCCGTAAGTCCGTCGCTAACCGATTGCTGTATACCTAGCACGCCTTGAACACCACCTACAGAGCCTCTTAAAGCAGCTTGAGCTTTTAAAGTCTCAGAGTCTCCGCTAACTACGTCCGTAGTATCTACTCCGTTATCTTCGCTTATTACTATACTATCCTCTTCTACCTCTACAACTTCCTCTGTAAGCGGCGCAAAGTTTAAATCTAGGTTAATGCCGTAGTTTACTAAAACCTCCTCTATTGAGTCTAGGATAAAATCTTGCTTTGGCTTTATAACTCTCTTTATAGTTTGGCGCTCGCTCATGTCCATTTCGTCGGCTACAGAGCTAAAACCACTCGCAGACGATAAACCTACTAACGACGGACTAATTACTTTGTGCGCTGTCATTATTTGGGTTTTTGCCTCTTTCGTTAGCGTTTCCCATTGCTTATGCACGTTAGCATTTACAGGAAACGGAGTTACCTCTATAGCTACCTCTTGGTCGTTAAAGCTAATAATAAAGTTCGACGCGTTCGAGCTAGAAACTAGTTTACGTTTAACTTGTCTCTCGAATTCCTCTTTCTCCTCTGGAGTGTAATTAGTTCCGTTTGGTATCTGTATTATATACCCTGCGCTTAATCCGTTTTTAATAGACGAGATTTGTACGTTGGCGATTTCCTCCTCCATTTCTGCAAAAACTAAAGCCGCCGTATAACTTGGAGCGCCAAAATATTCAGCACCAACAACGTAAGGCTTTGCTACATAAATAGAGCTACCTTTCTCAGCGCCGTAAGCGTTAAAAAGTACGGGAGTATTTTCTACGTCGGTATATTTACGCCAATTTTTAGAAAACCAATAGTGTTCTATTTCGTTTTTTTCGTTTGCAATAGACGGGATTACCATTTGCTTGGGTATATGAGTCAAGCTATGCAACTCGCCGCCTTTGGTTTCTATAACCTCAAAGCTAAACTCGCCAAAAACTTGAAAATCTGCGACCATTTTACGCAGTTCTCTAGGTCTTAATATCGTTTGTAATCTACCCCAATTCTCTGCGCCTAACGATCCGCTAGATGTGCGCAATCCTTTACCATAAATTAAGGTACTATAAGACTGATTAATACTAGAATTTGTTGGACTCCCGTTGTTTCGGTCTATAATGTAATTATAATAGTCATTATTACGCCCATTCATTACCCAATCCTTAGACTTATCCTCTACAAGAGGCGGTCTGGAGTAGCTAGTTAATGTTATTAGTTTAATATCACTCATATCTTAATAGGTATAGCGGTTAGCTGTTTGCTTGTATTTCTGTGCTACCTGCGTTGTAGCTATTACTAGACCTCTGTATACTATCTCTGTAGTTACGTCGTCGGTTAGCCTTAATTGATAACTGCTCTCGTCAACAAATGTATAACTAAACACTAAAGAGAGTTTATAATCTCCGCCCATTGTATAAGCAGGCGTTACGTCTGTAGTCGTTCCTAGAGTACTATCTGTAATAGTTAAAGTTAATGCGTTAGACGCAATATATCTAGGCACTATCTTTATTGTATGTATACTTAAATTAGGGTTAACTATCATAAAACAAGCTCGTATATTATTAAGACGTAAAAATGTGCTTTTTTGTTTCTATTAAGGCAAAAAAAAACCTTACAAATTAATGCAAGGCTTTTTTTATAGTAAAAAATTAGATTAAGATACTACCGCTAAAAAAGAGGTTTGAGTAGCTGAGTCTAAAAATGGAGCTAAATTTTTGGTTGTGGATACACCTGTCAATGTGTACATATTTCCGTCCGTTTTAGCGCCACCAGTCGATGCCACGATTGTAAAGTCGATTCCGTCGTCAAGACCGATAGCTATATAGTTTCCGTTTCTGTCAACTACTACCGCCGACGGATACCCTGCCGCTAATAGATTAAACTCTGCATTTGTTGCAGCGTCCATTGATTTCAAAATAGTAGTAAGCGTCTGAGTATTTACTCGGCTGCTTGTATTTCTGTCTCCTACCATAGACTGCTCTAGTGTATTGCCGTCTCCCTCTAAAGGATAAGCAAACGCCGCAGTTAATGCTGCGTTCATTGCAGTAGCTTCTCCGTTTAAAATGGTGAAAGCATCTGGTAGGCTGTTAAAGAGATATAGTGTAGACTGACCTCCGAGTCCGTCCTTACACACTTTAGCTCTCCCCGATGTGATTAAACACGCCATAAGTTATTATATATTAGATAGTTACTTTATGTAACCGATTATTAATGCTTTTAAAAAAGGGGGTTTTTACACCCCCCTAGTATTTAGGCTATTGTAGTAAGTAACCAAACTATTTCAGTTCCGTAAGAATATCCTACAGCTCCACCGAATACAGATTTATACAAAACATTTCCGCTTAAATCTACCTCGTCAAGGTCTTTTACTCTAATAGAGGTAGCGTCTGAGGCTAATCCTGTACCCATTGTGATATTAGACTTCTCGAATAAAACGATAGTGTTATCTGGTAAGGCATTTACAACTTGCACATTGTAACGTCCGTAAACCATTCCTGTGTTAGCGTCTCCACCTAATCCGTTAGCTGCTCCGTTTTGGATAAGTAACTTCATGTAAGAATCCGCAACGTCTGGCGATACGATAAAGTTTACCGCTTTACGTCTTAGTGCGTAAGGCAATGCTGCCGTAGCCGCGTCAAATACTGCTAGCACATTCGCTGTAGTTACAGCCGCACCGATTGCAGTAATTCCTCCGTTTGCTTGGATAACGTCTCCGTCTGCTAAAAACTGAGGAATTAATCCGCTCATGTTTCCTGCTGCTCCCGATCCGTTCCAGATTTGGTCTTCAAACCATTCCGCAAGTCTTGCAGATGTATCTGCTACGATTGCGTCTGCAATCTCTTGAGGTGTTTGGTCGTTAAAAGCAGACGCGCCCATAGACTCGCCGCTCCACGTTGGGCGAAAATCTTCTTTACAGATTGTAAACTCATTTTTAAACTTTGAAAGTGTTAAAACTTTCTCTGCGTAAGCTACTGCTCCTGTTGCAGGTGTAGTTCCACAAGCGTAGTCTACAACTCCAAGAGTAACGTCTAGGTTTCTTAAATTTAATTTGTATCCTACGTTAGGTACAACATTGATAAGTCCAAGTCTTAAAGTATCCTCTTCCTTAATTGCTTTTAGCATTATGTCCACCGCTGGGATTCCTGCAAAATTTGATGTAATTGCCATTCTTTTATCTATTTTAAATTAATTAATTTACTTGTTTTGGTTTGCTTGTTTAATAGTCTCAAGGATTCGCCCTTGCTTTGTCATTGCCACTTGCTTAGGTTGTGAGCTAATAGGCTTAACTGATGGCTGCGCCGAAAGTGTAACGACCTGCTCTTTTAACTCTACGTTTTCAGACGTTAAAGTTTCTAGTTTAGCATCTAAAGCGCTCATTTTAATCTCCATACTCTCGGCGTAAGCCTTAAACATATCGTCTAAAATCTCTTTAATTACTCTCATAGACTCCTCGTCTGCGTTAACCTCTTCGATTACTTCGTCCTCTTCGGCAAGCTCTGCCTCTGGCTCTACCTCTTCGACTACTTCCTCGTCTACTACTTCCTCGCCCTCAGACATAGACTCTACAAGTCCGTCTTTTACAACGATTTCGCCTGCGTCATCGATTTTATACGTTCCGTCGGCTAGTTGCACTTTCTCCTCGTCGTCTGCTATTAAAAACACAGCCGTTCCAACTTCAAGAGTTTCGCCGTCAAATTGTATATCTAGCTCGCCAGATTTTACACTTCCTAGAGTTACCTCTACGTCCTGCTCTGCTCCAGATACTATCTGTTTTAGCAAAGCAATGATATTCTTGTTACTTTTACTCATTTGTATATTTGATTTAAAATTTACTTCCTCAAGCTCTACCATTCCGTCAATAGAGAAACCCTTTAATTCGCCCGTCTTAATATAGTTATTCCAAATATCGTCGTTGTCTACTTTCATAGAAACGAGCCAAGAGCCAACAGGATAACTTAATCCGTAGGCTGCGCTTTTATCTTTCTTTGTATCTGCGACTAGCCACGACTCTACAAACGTAACATTTTCGATAGTCTCGTCATGCTCTAGCTTAGAGTTTAATTGGAATCCAGACTGGAAAAAGTTTTGAGAAAAATCTTTTATAGTTTCAGCACTAAAAAACATCTCAAACTCGTCTCCGTTCTCGTCTACTCTGTAGATTAATTGGTCGGGCTGTAATACTAAGCCCATTAAAATACGCTGATCCTCGTCTACTTTTGCAAACTTAACAATTTTGTCTTGTTTAGCCATTGCGATATAATGCTCGCCTGTGGCGGGCGCGTTTACCAATGATATTGCAAAGACTCCTTTGCTCTTTTTATTGTATTTCCCCTCGTATCTTTTCATAGGCTATATTATATAGACGTATTTATATCGGTTTTTGTTTCACTATTTGTTAAAATCCGCTTGAGTCCACAGCGTTTCGGTCGGCGCTTTGAGCTGTGGTAACGTCTCCGCTAACAACTATCGCTTTAACAGCGTTGTCTTGCCCTGTTATGCTGTCCTGTATTGCGTTGCTTTCCGTTCCCTCTACTAGATTAAAGGCAGGAGCCTCTGCTCCGCCTCCTGCGCCTCCTGCGTCTCCTTTGGACGGCGCTCCTCCTTTGCCTAAAGCTGCGAGTCCTTTAGCTGTAGCCGCTATATTTGTAGCTATCCCAATACCTGCGGCAATATTGTTTTGTAAAACAAGCGCGGTAGCCGCTGCAACAGATGTACCTCCACTAGGTATAGCTAAAGCCGCACCTTGCGCAGTCGTTGCGACATTTGATGCTTGAGTATTTACTATTGTTTTAGCAATATTTACCGCTGACTCGCCAATTAATGCCGCGGCTTGTAACCCCTTAGACTCTTCGCCGAGAGATGCAAGCAAGCCAATACCACTACTTATATTATTTAAAGTTGCGTTTCTTATTTCCAACTCTGCGGCTGCAACAGCTTTTTGAGCTGCTAATTTTTGAGCCGCTAAGTCTGCGGCGTCCTTGTCTGCTTGCTCTTGTATTTTTTTTAATTCGGCTGCCTTTATTTTAGCGTCGGAAATATCTTTTGCATCTTTAACTTTTTTCTCGTCGTCTAAAATCTTTTGCGCCTCTTTTGCTGCTCTGTTTATTTCGTTTTCTGCCGCCGTTAGCTCTCTCTGTATCGCTCGTTTTTGGTCTATCCTCCTAGTTTCTACCGCTATAACTGCCGCTTTTAATCTTTCCTCTTCGAGTAAATTTTCTTTTGTACTTCTAGCAAAGGTATTCTCTGCTGTTTGCGCATCACTTCTAAGCTGTGCGATTTCGACCTCTGAAACAGCGAGTCCGTCTTGAATCTCTAGCACTTTCATAAGTGCCGCCTCTCGCTCCTCTGCGCTTACATTGTTTAGGTCTTTAGCTTTAAGTCGTAGCTCCGCGATTTCCCTCTCTGCTTTTGCTCTTCTTACTAATAAACCTCTCTCTATTTTGTCGGCTTTTGCTCTTTGGTCTGCGACCTTTGCAGCCGCAGCTCCCTCTTTTAAGTTTTGGTCTATAAAGCCTTTTGTCGCCTCTGTCGCTGCTTTTATTTTGCCAGACATATCGTCGATTCCTAGAGTAACTTTTGCGACTGCGTCTCCTGCCACTTTACCCGCCTCAGAAAATTCTCCTTTAAAAAGTAAAGTTATTGCTTTGCCTAGTTGTGGTATAAGCTCAACCATTCCCTCAAACCTGTTAACAATATTTTCTTTTATAAGTTTTGCAAAGCTACTTATAGCCTTTTTTGGATTTTCAAAAGCTGAGATAACAAGCTCCCCGAAATCGGCTAATAGGTCGACTAGGTTTCCCGTTACCGCTCCTATGACTCCCATTATTTTAGCAAACTTATTCTGCCCCTCTTCAGAGCCTTGAAAGGCTGCTGTAAGCGCTGCGATAGTTATAACAATTAAACCGATACCACTAGCAGCGATAGCTCCTCCAATAGTACGGAAACCCATTGCAATAGCTTTTAATCCTCCTGCGAATTTTTTTAATCCTGTTAACGCTCCGCCTGTCATTTTATCGACAGAGTCTCCTAGTCCAGATGTTTTTTTTGAGGTTTTGTTTACTTCATTTCCTAGCTCTTCGGTCGAGTCTGTTAATCCGTCAATCCCTTTTTTTGCTTGCCCTGTATCCGCTACAATTTTAATCTTTACCTCTTTCATTTTTTTGCTTTTATAGTACGTTTAACTTTCCTTTTTAATCCACTCCAAGAGGCTACGATTTCTCTTTTGC